CCTCAAGGGTACGCTTGCCGCCGCCGACCTCGGCGATGTCGATACTGATATGGTCCGTACCGGCTCCGCTGACCGCCTGTGTGTCCAGCACGCCGATACCCGGAGGCGAAGACAGGGTGTCATCGAAGATGGTGAGACTGACAAGGTTGCCTGTAACGCCGGGGAGCTTGGTGCTGATGACCATGGAGTCGCCGCCCGGAGGACTGGCGATGTTGTTGTAAATCGTCAGTGTGGCAAAGGAGGGAACTTGGTCCGAGTCATCCTCATTGGTAATGAGGGTATCGGTCCGGGCGAAATAGTAACTGATTTCCACGTTCTGACCCGGAGTGATGAGTTCTTGAGTGGTGAACTCGCCTGTCTGACCCACGAGGGAGATAACCGTGCCGGGCACGCCGTCGATGGTTATCTGAACCTGACTGGGGTCATTGGTGACCGTTCCCGCTCCAGTTCCTCCACCTGCCAGACCAACTGCCGCCGCTGTGACCACCGGGAAATAGGTGGTATGGAGGGTATTGGTGATTGCCGTGACTTGGTTGGAGATGTTCTCGTTCACCACCTGCGGGCTAGCGACAGAGGACGAACCACGGAAAAGCTCCACGTTGTCCTGTTCAAAGAACTCCTGTCCTTCACCGATGATGACCGGGATACGGTTGTTCGTAAAGAGGGGCTGACCCGCTCCAGAAATGATAACCGAGGTGTAAACTCCGGGGGGTGCATAGCTTCCAAAGAGTGCCATAGTAAGTCTCCTCAATTTTCAGCTATTAGGCCGCTGAACGGGCATTTATTTCTTGCTCCTCAACTATGGGGATGAAAGTCTAATTCTTGCTTCGATTGCAAGAGATAAACCCTCATTCCCCCAGAACCTTGGGCTGCGCCGAGGGTGGAATTACCACCTCCCGGAGCTTGGTGCCCGGCAGGGTACGGTAGCTCTCACTGCTTGTGGCGATGAGGGCCTTTTCCCCCGACTCCTTGCGAACTTTGTCCCTAACTGCTTGGCGCTCATGGATTTTCTCCCAGCGCTTTTCGGCATCTGCTCCCACCACCACATCAAAAGTGGGATTTGACATATTGTCTGTCTTGAGGCCCGGCGCACCCTTAAGCTGGTAGACGCATTTTCCTTTACAGTTGGGTCGGATGCAGGGGCGGTCTTCAAAAGTGGCCTTGTTCATGGGCATGAGTTCTTCAACAAGGACTCCGCAGGTATCACAGCGGAAGGCGTATATAGCCATAGTTAGATTTCCTCTTTTTCTTTCCACTCTGCCACGTATCTAATAAAAGCTTCCAAAGGTCCGGGATTGTTTTCTAAACGACCCAATATGACATTGCAAGAAGTGCAAAGAAGCCCTCGATTGTTTTTAGTCTTGTGATTATGGTCCACACACAACCTTCGTTTGGCACGACATGCTGTGGGGGGTCTTTTACAGATTGCACACACACCACCTTGCTTTTCAAATTGAGCAGCGTATTCCTCTTGAGTCATTTTGTACCGATATTTAATAAGCCAACAACCCGGAAGATTCTCAGTTCTTTTCTTAAACAACTCATTTCTTCTTGTTGGACTTGTGGTAGCCATGATTCGAGAGTTCCTACATCTTCTACATACGTGTCTACGACCAACCGTATCTCCATTACGGAATAGTTGAAATTCCTCCTCAGACTTAGGGGTATTACATTTTCGGCACTGTATGAGTTCCGCCATGGTGTATCAATATAGATTGCCATAGTCTATTTTCTAGTTCGATTGACTTTCCGTTTCTTTAGGCAGGAGAGCCAGATGGAGACACTTAATCAAGGGAAAACACTGGGACCGGGGGACCTTAGTATCCTTGTCCGGGATTCCAAAGGACGGATGGTTGACCCCGTGTCAATCTCCTATTCAATATTTCAGATAACGGAAAAGATCCCCGAAGTGGGGCAGCGGGCATATGAGTATGATGCCGAGCAACCAAACCACATGGGGCGGCTGCCCGAAGATAGCCTCATTCTTTCCACTGAACCCCGGATGTGCCCTCGCCGGGCCTCCGTGGGGGCTTACTGGGTCAACATGACCATACCCACCCTGTGGCGGGGAATCTTCCGGCTGGTCTGGTATCTTATCCAATATGAAGGAGAGCCGGAAACACGGGTCTATGAGGATTTCGTCGTTCAGCCCATCGACCCGGCTGATTCCGCCTTCGAGGCTCCCTCTGTCATTATTACACCGCATCCCCTGACCAAGAATAAGTACACACCGGCCATTATGGCAGTCCGGGAACTCATCAGCGATACCAACCCAGACCGCAACTACCACTTCCGTCCACCGACGCCGGGGAAGGTGGTTGCCGGGTACACCACTCGTGTAGGGTATATCTGGCTTGACTCCACTATACTAAGGATGCTTGACATTAACATTAGCAAGTTGAACACGTGGAACCCTAAGAACTTGACGAATTACAGCCTTGAGAACCTTCCAAAGGATTGGGGAAATTGTGCAGCAGTGGGTGCGGCGGCATCCTGTTTGTCCGCTGAGGGCGCACGTTGGGCGGCTGATGAGTTCAGCTACAGCTTGAATGGGGTAAGCTTGGACATCAACAAGTCCAGTCTTTACCTAAGTTTATCCCAAAGCTATGGTCAGGAGTTCCAAGAATGGGCACCCCTGATTACCGCTATCCGGCCTTACAGTGCAGGATTAAGACAACAGCGTTGGCTCCTCGGATAGAAAAACAACTTTCTCGGTATTTATATGAGGGGGTTGTGTATGTTCATCTATCTGATTGTCAACCACGAGACTGGGAAGTACTATGTCGGTCAGCATAAGGGGAACAACCTAAAAAAATACCTACAGCAGAAGTTTCATCACGCTCAAAAGGGAATCTCCAGTCGTTCCCGTCTTTATAACTCCATGCGTAAGCATCCCCTTCCCTCTTCTTGGTCCATACACGCCCTCCGGGCCGACATCCAAACAAAATCCGAATTAGACGAGACGGAGCGGGACTTCATCAAATTTCTTAGGGCAACTGACCCTGAATATGGCTACAACATATGCCGGAGAGGGGAGGGGTTCACGGGGCCGCACGGACCTGCGGCGAGAGCCAAGGTGACCGAAGCTCTGAAACAAAGATGGGCGCAACCGAACTTCCGGGAACACTGGAGTGAGATTATGAAAGGGCATCCTACATCACAAGAGACTATCGACAAGATTAAGGCTGCCCGTGTCTTGCAGGACGAAGCACCACGGGCCGAAGGCTGTAGGAAGTATGCGGCAGAGCACCCCAAAGAAATGTCAGCACGCCTGTCCCACGAGGCCCACATACTGGGGGGCAGGGCTGGAACACGGGAAGCCAAGCAAAGGGCCGCCAAAATCAGCATTGAAAGAAACAGCCGTAGGAAAGCCCAACATGTTCGCTGGCATGTCAACCGAGGGTTGATTAACCCAGAATGTTTACTTTGTAAACCATCTTTGTAGGAGGAATATGCTCCATATCCTCGGAGATAACGGTGATAACCCTCAGATATCAATGACGGGGCGGCCGGACGGGACTTGGCGCATCATTATCACGGGCGTGAAAGACGCTCTCATCCTACCCAGTGGGCAAGACTTCTGCCCTGATTCGGATGAGCCGGTAAAATGCCCTTATTGTAAGAAACCGAGGTAGGACTTGAAGCGAATCATCTTTCTTCGTCATCCTCAGACGGCCTACAACATGGAGCCAATTCGGCTCCGGGGGGCGCTTGACATCCCTCTGTCCCCGGCTGGATTCGCTCAGATACCACTGATAGTTGAAAAATTAAGGGGTCAATACTGCTGCATCAAACAGGTGTATTCCAGCCCATTGGAGCGGGCTTCCATATTGGCAACCACTGTAGCCCATGAGTATGGGTTAAAGGTAGATAAACTAGACGGCCTCAAAAGCCGAGACTACGGCATTATGAATGGCAAACCTGTAGATGAAGTAAAGGATGTACTGGGAATCCTTGCTACGGGAGCGGGCCGGGATTTGTTCCCCAAGGGTGGGGAATCCATGAACACTTTCCTCGAAAAGTTGATAGAAGCCATTAAGCAAATCATTTATCAAGCTCCCGAGGATGGGGAGGTTCTAGTCTGCACTCACCTCCAGAACATCATGCTGGGGACGAAGTGGTTATTCAATGGATTGCCGGAAATATCCGACTTCACATTCACTTACAGTGAGGCGAATGAAATACCACCGGGTGAGTGGATAGAGGTGAAAAGGGATTGGGTGGTGGTGAAGAATGATTAGCGAATTACTGGTCATCAATTCGAGTTATGTTGGCAGCCGGGACCTGTGGTGGGTGGACGACCCCGAGGCAACGAGGGGCTATAATATCTACCGGGCCTACGACCATCCAAGCAATTGGAAAAAGCTCAATAAGGGAACATGGCGGGGACACTTCTGGAGAGACCAAGCTTACCTTGAAAAGGTGGAGTTCATTGTACGCCCGCAGGACTGGGTAGAACAGGGAGAGTTGGGCCGCTGGGGTTTCAAGCTCCCAGAGATCCCCTATTCCAACATTGTGGCGACTCGTCCCATGGTAGCCAACAACCCTGATGACATAAAGATTGTCCTCACCGACATGTTTAACAATAAGAGTGAGATACGTCCCACAGAGGTACGGGCACTAGACCAGACCGTCTGGTTCCCTATGGACAACACTCTTGCCAAGGGTGGAGCGGTGTCGGATACAGCGGTGGTTTCCACGGATAACGTCGTCGTCGCCAACTATGCTGGCATTCAGGAAGTAAAGGCATTTTTCAAGAGGCTAGCCAACTACGTGGACATCTACACCTCGCTGGCACGGCAATTCTACACGGTAGTAGGGGTGGGTGATGGCGGAGAAATCCACAAGCCCGGAGCACCAGCCGCTCCCGTTGTGAATACCCAAGAAGTAGACCAGATTACTTGGGAATACAAAGAAATGGTAAACCGCAACCACTGGGTTTTTGAACAGGTGGGCGAACCCGCTTATATAATGTTTCGCCGGACCCGTGGAGAACCTTGCGGCTGCGTGCGCCCCGAGGCGGGAATGGGTACTCCCCGTCACGGATGCAAAGTTTGCTTTGAAACCGGGGTCGTCGGAGGTTACTACGGTCCCTATGACTTTCTCTACGTCCCCCCTGACACGGCGCTTGTCCGTGAACTGGACGAAGGCGGGGGTATCAAAGCGACCCGTGAATCGAAAAGTTACCTGACCAATACCCCCATTGTACAGGATGGTGACCTCATCATTCGCCGGACTGGGGAACGTCTGGTCATTCACGGCGTCACTTACAAACAACCGAGAGGCATACTCCTCCAACAGGACTTCGGCGTTCAATTACTGACCGAGGGTGACACCCGTTATCTCATTCCCATCAACACCGGCCTGCCGACACTTTACAACCCCATCTATCGGGATAACCCGGACCAAGGCATCGACCCGCTCCACCTTAAGGGTGATGGAGAACCTATCGTGAATATCCGGGAGCAACCGGATAAGCCTTTCGAGAACACTATTGAACCCCCGGTAGGGAGGACCGTCACGTTTGGGAGGATACAAAATTAGAAAGTAAAAAACGAACTTTCCAAAGCACTTATAGGAGGAAGGTTCATGTTCATTTATCTTATTGTCAATCACGAAACCGGGAAGTACTACGTTGGACAGCACAAAGGGGATAACCTTAAAGCCTACTTGCAGCGTAAATTTTCCGCCGCAAAACACAATGAGGGTAAGGGGGGTTCTTATTTATTCGCCTCTATGCGTAAACATCCCCTTTCCTCCTCTTGGTCCATTCATGCCCTTCGTTCGGATATCCAAACAAAAGAAGAGCTTAACGAAACCGAGAGGGATTTTATCAAATTTCTGCGGTCACAAGACCCCGAGTATGGGTACAACATTTGTAAGGGTGGGGAAGGACATACAGGACCGTTATCTCAAGAAACTCGTCAAAAAATATCTACTCACCACAAACAAATGTGGACTAACCCTGAAATAAAACAACATTTCTTAACACAAATGATAGTGGGGCATAGGAATAGTTCATCGTGGCATACCCCGGAAGGTCTTGAAAAAATTAAACAGGCAATTGCTGGATTAAAACGCACGCCTGAGACATGTAATAAAATACGGATTAAACGTCTGCTACAGCCAGACCCCCGGCGTGGGAAACATCATTCAGAGAAAACGAAAAAACGTATTAGCGAGGTCAAAAAAGGTACCCCAAGTTCCTTCCGTGGAAAACACCATAGTGATGAGTCAAAAGAGAAAAACCGAAAAGCCCATTTAATAAATCTGCAAGGACAAGATTTTGGAAACGTAATTCCCATGTCTTTAGTAGCGTCTAATCCCCAATCCAAGTGGGCGGTTAAATGCATTGTTTGCGGGTCCGAGGGAATAGTGAGGGGGGATAGAATCAGAAGTGGTGATTCCGCTTTCATGAGAGCACACTCTGGGATACATGAAGTCTCGAATAGGGGGATACAAAACTAATGTACCTCTACCATTGCACCTCCACTGACCGAGTAGTAAGCATCCAGCATAAAGGGCTACAGCCTTCAATGGACCCACATTGGGGAGGAGACTTGGGAGATACTTCTCTGGGTAAAGTGTTCTTTGCTGATAACCCCCAGCACGCCTACTATTACGGTGAGATTGTCTTTCGTGACACCTTACAGTTAGAGGGAGCAGCGGGCGCTCCCATCCTGTTAAGAGTAAGAAACCTCCAAGGTATGGTACAGGACAAGCAAGATACCCACTCATTCTATGCCGAGAGGGTAATTCCCCCGCAAACCATTGAGATAATGTGGCATGGGTGGAAACCTATAAAGAGCGCCGGGGGATATTGGGATGAGATGGAGTACCGCCTCAATGACGATGAGAACGTTTATGAAGACTGGGAAGGTACCCCATTCGACAGTATAGAGGAAGTCTTGGCGGATGCCAAGGCGTCCATTCTAGCACCGGCTAAATCTGGAACTCTTAAAAGAGGGGACCGTATGCCAGATAAGACCAAACCCACTGTATGTTTTGTCCGCCACGGGCACACCCCCTATAACTCCTCTACCGGGGATTCCATGGATAGCCGCATCCGGGGATTCACCAATGTGCCCTTAGATGAGATTGGAAAACAACAGGCAGGGAAAACGGCCAAAAAATTTAAGGGTATGGATATAAAGGAGATATACTCCTCCGACCTTGACCGTGCCGCTTATACAGCAAATGAAATAAAGAAGGTCACGGGGGCTAAACTCTACCTCATCCCCAACTTACGACCGTGGGACCTCGGAGATTGGGCTGGAGATACGGTCCGAGAACATATTGAGGAACTCGAACTCCTCCAGAAAAATATCGACCAAGCCGCTCCCGGAGGCAAGCCCTTCCGGGAGTTCTATGACCGGGCGGTCAGCATTGTCAAGTGGCTACAGGAGAGAGCCATAAAGCTTAACGGGAGGATAGTTGCTGTCACTCACTCCCGGTTTTTGAACTCCCTGCCCTGCATCATTTCCGAGGGTGACCCTACTACCGTACCTCTGGCTGGGGGAGCCGCCACTGGGCAAGTCATTGAAATTGAAAAGGTTGACGGAAATTGGGCTATGCGAACCCTTGATGACGAGATTCAAGAAGTGGAAGAACAGAAGGCAAAATCCAAAGAAGGCGACTATACAAGCCATAAGAGAGGAACGCCCATGGGAATTTCTACGAAAGCAAGCGATTTGGCGGCATTGGTATCAAAAACCGCCCAAGTATTGTGCGAGGGGGACCACCCCAACGCCGATTCCGACCTACAAGCCATGGTGGGCGACCCCACGGATGTCCGTACTTCCACCTTTGCCCAGTTCCACCCCAATCCGGGGACCATGCAGCTTCCCAATCCTCTCAGCCCTATCGAGGGAGACGAGATTTTCTTCGCCTATATGCTGCCGGGGGCCGTATTCCAAGCTCATGATGGCAGCGAGTGGAACATCCTGTTTTATGACGGGGCCGACTCCATTCAGATTGAGAACCGCTGGTACCCAAGGATTTCATGGTTTGTGTCCATCGGAGATATCCGGCGCAGCATTCACCAGTGGATTGAACCCATCACTCAGACCGTTCCGCCTCCGCCGCCCGGCGTCGATTACAGCGCCCTGCCGGTCAAGGTCATGGACAAGGAAGACAACATCGGAAGTGCTGATGCACTGACCGATGACAAGGTCAGCGGCGGAAGTAGCTGGTAAATTTTGGCGGAGAGTCAGTGAAACAGTAGGAGGAAACATGGTAATCACCTCAGCAGTAGTCGGTTTGGCAATCAGCCACGTCGTAGCCATCGTCGTTGGATGGTGGGCAAAGGCCAAGGCCGTAGCCACGGCAGAAGCCGCCAAGGTTAAGCCGGAAGCCGAGAAGGTTCTCGCCGCAGTCAAGGCAGAACTTGCCAAGGCAGAAGCCGTTGCCGAGACGGATGCGAAAAAGGTTATCGCCGCCATCAAAGCAAAGCTGTAACCAACCGGGGGTTCCCGCCTATCATGCCTGTTCAGTGGCTTGGTAACTGAAACGCCTATCGAGTTCTTTGTAGGGAGCATTTATGCTTGACTTGACGGGCGGGAATCTCGTCGCTTATCTCCGCAGAGTTATCGAAGACGCCGTAAACCGGTCCCCCCGGTTCCGGTACACCCTTGGAGAAGTCTCTTCTCAGTACAACAACCTCATTCAATGGAAGGACGCTCAAATCAGCATCAAGAACGTCACCTCCACCGGCAACCGCCTCTCTCCTGACTACTTCATGTGCAAGAACTACGGGCGGGCAATTCTTGCCAAAATCCAGAGCAAAGAGGGGGGATTCATTGAGTGGGTGCAAGAGGTGGATTCCACCCGGCAGACGCCCGCAGCCGGGGTATACTATTTCAATGTGGATGAGGTCAATGAGCAGACACGGGACGTAGACCTAACCATCCAGAAATACACATGGCAAGAGGGTAAGGTTGTCAACGCCCAAGGCTCCATCGTCTACTTCGCCCCCCAAATTGACGGCACTACGGTCTCAGGGTATGTCTCAGGCAGGGGAAGCCCCCCAACGCCTCTGGAAACGGCTGTAAACGACGGCACGTGGCAAACTACGCTCGTTTCTCCTCCTGTGCCGGTAGATTTGCTCCTCGCCCCGCATTTTGGCTATTTGCTGACCGATACCCCAGCCGGGTTGGTCCTCTTCGCCGGGTCCCCACCCGTCCAGCTTACTCCCCTGTTGGATTACTGGTATCAACAGACCGTCCAGCAAGTGGTATGCCAAAGTACCGTGGGAGGACAAGAAGTCGTTGGCATTCCGCTGGGCCTTGTGGACGTTCCGGGAGGCGGAAGCCCGCCGCAGATGGTTCAGACCCTCCTCTCCTTCACGCTTACGGACCAGAACGGCTACGAACTTATCAAAGGGAAGGATTACACCTACTTTGCCAGCAATGATTGGCTGGAACTCTCTCCGTACACGCCGCCCGGAATGACCATTACGGCAAACATGGTCGTTAAGGTTGACCCCACGGGCGTACCGGGGACCAACCCGGAGAATATCCTACAGACGCAAGTGACGGAGGGAAACAGTCTAGCACCGGGGCAGGTATTCGTACAGACCTCTCTCGGAAACTACACGTCACTCGTACCCAATACGGATGGGACTTGTACCTTGCCCACTCTTCTCTTGCCGGGGGAATGGTGCCGCTGGGAAGTTCGAGTAGATACAGGAAGAACAAAGGCCCGAGCCAAAAAGTACAACCTCAATGAGAATGTCCTCCCCGGCCTGCGGATAGCTATCGGTGACAACGTTCTCAAGGATGACCAAGTGGCTATCATCGTGCAGCCCTACACCGCCGAGACCTATGAGGTATACGGGAGCAAGGAGAACCTGACCTTCACCGTGGACTGCCGGGCAAATGACCTCCAGACCGCCTCCGACCTCAGCGAGTTGCTCCGCCGAGAGCTTCTCATCATGCGCCGGACGAATATGGAGGCAGACGGCATCACCTTGTTTGAAGCCAGCCGGTCGTATGTGGGATTGCAGCGTGACCTCAGCGGCACCGCTCCACAGTTTGTCTACAGTCTGACTGTTTCCGCTATGGCAGATTGGAAAGTGTTTGTACCACTGGTCACCCGGCTGGTCACCTTGGAAATAACCAGCACCGCCACGGTGTCATCCTACGGTCCGGGTATATCGCTTACGCCCCGAGTCAAAGTGTTTGGCAACACCAAGTTCTTAGAATCTTACACGTAACCGGTCAATCTTCAATTCCATCCTCCCGTTCGCCGGTATTGACAATGACCTGTACCAGCCTCATTTCTTCGACCACTCCCACCGCAAGTTACTGCCGTCGTATTTCTCAAAAGCGAGGCAGGGACTCCCGAGGGGAGCATGGGCTGACCCGGCGATTTCGGGGTAGTGTTTCATGCGTATATACCGCAGTACTCTGCGTCAGGATGCTCTTTGCAATATGGGCATGGGTCCACATGTATGCGGCTCAAGACCCGTGCGTAATACTCAATGTAAGGCTCCTCGTATCTTCCCGTCATGGGGCGACCGCACTTTGCACAATACATGTCAACTTCTAAAGAGATGGTCCCCGCACTGCTCGTAATAGTCATACTACCCTCACTTGTTAAAGCCCGGATGCGAGACGCCTTCACTGGACTTCGGCTTAATCTTCATTCCCTTTAGCCGTTCGATGGTTTCGTCAAATGGCCGGTCAAGGCATTGCGTAGCGACCACGAACTCCCGCAGGTGGGCAATGCTGAGGTCGTTGGTTTCCTTCGCCCAACCGGCTATTTGCTCTTTCGTGAATTTCTCTCCGATGGCACGGGTCAGATACATGCGTCGGGCCGACTCGTCCGGCATAGGGACCTTTATCACTTCGTCAAAGCGGCTCGGGCGGTTGACGATACGAGGCCCGAGGTTCTCAGGGTAGTTCGTCGTGGCGATATGCACCACGTTGTTTACCTGATGCTCACCGTCCAGAAAGCTGAGCAAATCGTGTTCGCCCCGGTGCTCAATCACTTCCTCAATATCTTCCATGATGACGATAAGCGGGCGGTCCGGCTCTATCCGGCGAAGGACCCGCAGAGCGTTGATTGCCATGCCCGGATGCTGGCAGATGATGACAATACCGCCCCGCTTGATGAGCTTTTCAATAAGCAGAGCGACCGTCGCCGTCTTACCCGACCCGGCGTTGCCCCACAGGAGGATACCCCGCTTGAACAGGATGCCCATAGCGGAGAACTTCTCCTTGGAGTCCCAAAAGGTTTCGATGGAGTTGATGACCTGTTGAGTGACCGTCTCCCCAAGGTCATAAAGGGTGTCAGTCATTGGCTTGGACTTGAGGAAGTATATCCTCCCGTCGCTGTCCTGAGAGAGGTTGTAGACCCCCGGAGGAAGCGTATCAGTGGTCTTGGAGGAGGCGGAAAAGCTACCGTTAGGATGCACCTGCCACTGGCAGACGTTCATGGTGATGACATCATCGGATTCGTCGCTCCCCGTGGGACCTTGGGCGCTAGTCTTATTTCCACGGGGAACACCTTGGTCTGAATCCCTTGCTGCCTTATCGTTCATCCTACCTTGCAGTTCCGCCCAATCGTCGGATGCTGACATATTTTCTCCCTCACATTTCGGCATTAGTCATCTTCCCGGTTGTAGCGGTCATAACCGCTGGAGATTTCCCGGACTTCGTCAAGGGTCTGGTGCCGCTTAATTACCCCATCTTCAAATACTGTCTCCAGCTTATCTTCGTGGCCTGTGGCGAGCTTCATATCGTATTCCTGCTCCACAGTCTCGAATTCCCCATCCGACAGTTCCAAGAGGGAGAACCTGCCGCCGATGGATGCCTTGGACGGGTCGGTCTTAACCGTCTTGTGAACATCCTCCCACCGACCGTCCCGGCAGATAGCGGAGCATTTGATGGCGAACCGCATGGTATCACGGTTCTGCTGTTGAAGCAAAGCACCGCCCATGCCGTAGCCCCAGTTGTCCATGGACCACCCGGCCCGTGTCAGGTGACTGTTGATGCGGCAGATGTTCTGGTAGTTGACTCCGTCGCCTTGGATGACCCGGACCTGCTTGGGCAGGACCTTCCAACCCTTAGCGTTTGTCTCGAAGCCAAACTTCTCGGCAATGGCGTTGAACATGTCTTCAATGACGACACAGGGGTCACCGCTATCCGGGCGCAGGACCACCACGCCGTCACGCCGCAGAATTGTTTCCCGCAACTTGCCGCCGAAGATGTTAGCAACGGCGTTGTGGGTGTCGTAGCTGTCTACCACGAGCGCCACGAGGCCAGCCGGGACCTTCTCCAGCATGTTGGCATAAGCCTCAGCCTCGGCATCCTCACCCCACGAAGTAACGGTGGAGTGCTCCATCGCCGGGATGGAGAAACCGGCGCAGGGGCAATCGTAGAACTGCTCCAGAAGCGAAAGAGCCGCCATGGTGTCGGTGCCCATGAAATTGACAAGGTGGGCAGCCCCGCCGATAGCAGCGGTCTCCTGAGAGCTAACGCCCCTGTATCCGAAGTCGTGCAACTTGAAACCGAGTCCAGCCGGGTCACCGGTACGCACAAGGTCCCTGCCGATGGTCTGCTTGATTTCAAATGACAGGGTCCCAACCGTGATGGGATACCACACTTGCAGGAGTTGGGTTTCCGCCCAGTTGGTCAGCCACGGGAATTCCTTGTCGGTGTTTTCGATGGTCATCAACACGTTCTTGATGGGAACCACGGTACCCTCTTTAACCGCACGAATGCGCAGGGGCAACTTGCCGCCATGCTTTTCCAGCAACCGCATCCAGCCGTTGAAGTTGAATACTTCATCGTTGCCGAAATGCCGGTGACAAATGCGGGCAGCTTCGTGGACATCTTTCTTGGTGAACACCTTGCCCTCGAAGTATGCGGCGAGGATGTATTGCAGCCCGGAGAACAATGTGTGCTGCCAGAAACCACCCCGGCTCATGAGGTAGCTGTACACATATTCCGCATCCGAAGGATACTGAAACCAGTGCGACAGCTTGTAGCTGTCTGTCCTTAAAATGGGGTTAAGCTTGAGTGCTTTGGGCATGTGTGTTCTCCTTTTTGGTAAGATGTTGTTGCAGCATCTCGAAGAGAGGACGATGCTCCTTCTCAAAATCCTCCACAGTCAATTTGCTTATGTCAAACCACTGCGCTTGGGAAAGGTCATCGCTGCCCTTCCCGCCCATAGTCATACTGTACGCCATGAAGAAGACGGTCTTGAAGCCCTCAGATGGCTCCGAGCGCCAGCGCCAGCTATCGACCTTGCGGGAGCCGACATATTCAAGGTCTTGGATGTCCAGACCCGTCTCCTCGAACGCTTCCTTCTTGGCATCAGCCTCGAAGGTTGGCGTGCTGAATATTGCGTGCCCGCCCGGAAAACGCCAGAACGTGTCATCTGGCTTCTTGCCGAGGAGAAGCATCAAACCCTTCTCCGCCTTGTGCAGGATAGCAATGTCCACCACGGTGACAAGCCGGGGCCACAGTTGGTTCATGGCGTAGATGACACCCGCCCGGAAAAATGGCGACTCCATGACATTGTTGGTCAGCTTGGCACGGATATCCGTGCTGGTAAGGGACGCCGGGACCTCTATCTCCAGTTCCTTGACCTTGTGCTTCCCGTGATAGAAGGGAGCGAATGAGTCCCTACTACCGTATAATACCACTTCGTGGGGAACTTCTCCCACGGCTTCGGAGATGCGCTCATCCAAACTGTCTGACCACTGTTCGTCGGTCTTGCAGTCCCGCAGGGGCAATACGGTGAACTCGGGGAACTTCGCCTGAATCATTTTCTTCCGAGTCTCGAAGTCTAACGGGTCGTGCCGGGTCGGACCGACCTTATTGCAGCCAAGGAATACGATAACCCGCTGGTGACGCCCACGCACAATACGAAAAATTTCAAGGTGCCCGTCATGGAGTTCGTGAACTTGGAACCGGCCAACTAAAACACCAAATGATGGTTTGGTCATGATACCCTCCTGTATCGTTCCCCCAACTCATATCGTTCAATTAATTCAATGCACTGTCCCTGTTCCGTCCACTCTCTAGAAAACTTACTGATTAAACTGAACAACTCTTTAACAGACAAATCGGATGTTACTCTTTTCCTACAATTTTCGGAGTGTGTGACATACCGGCAATTTGCTGGATGCCTTACTATCTCCGGGAAAACCCCAAGAGCATATGCCTGTTTTCGAGACAGCCTATGGTCTCGTACCAACCCAGTCTTATTCTTAACTGGATGAAATATACCCAACTCAGAAACTCGTCTCTTTGTCTCTATTGGCTGAAATTGTAGCAAGTTAGCCCCATTAACCCAATTCGATAATTTCCGGTATAGAGCAAAATCAGACAAGTTTTCTAGCGGCGTCCAATTGCCGTGTTCCTCATTTACTTTTCTTACACGTTTACGATATTCATCAGTAAACTTCTCCCTTGATTTAGTACCAATCTTTCTCTTGGATTTTTCTGAGCAAGGGTGTGATATTCCTTTATGGCCCTCACTTAGCCGTTGTAACCATACGTTGCCAAAAACCCTTCCTCGGTTTGCTGTTCCCGCCCCCCATCGTTCTCTTGGGTTTAGCATACGTAGCGAAACCTGTTTAGAAATAAGTTTCTTTGTATGTTTAGACACTTTGTTTCCATAGTTGGGGTTACCGGTCCCTGAAAAGTCCCTACTCCTTTTTAGGTCCGAGCATTTCCTGCTACAGACTATACGAGGCATTTCATGCCCTGATATCAAAAATCTCGTGGAACATTCACTACACACCTGTAAGAACTGGTGCCGTTTCTTTTTCCCTTGAAACCCCTCATTTCGTTTTAAGCATGTTCCTCGAATCTCATTATTTCCCACCCCTGTCTTGCAATGAAAGCACATTAACACGATTTTATCCTCCTATTAAAGGAGTTGAAAGTCATGTTTATTGTGCTAGTCATGAGACGGATTTATACTGCAATTCCCTTTTTGGCTTTCATTACGATATCATCATATGCGGTGAATGGGCACAGAGAAGCGTTTAAGCTAAAACTGGACTTGTCAAATTCTACCGTAAGGATGCGTATTCTGTTTTCCATGCGGAAGACCCGAACATGTTGCCATGGCTCGTCCTGCACCTCCAAAAACTCGCAGTAAAAGTACGCCTGCATCTCGTGCGTCCAGTTATCGAGCAATACTCTTATCTCGGTCTGGAGCATACTGGTGACCGCTCTACCCATCAAGGGTCTGAATCGCTCCATCAAGTTCTGCTGGAGGTCAGCGTCCGAAAGTGAGTCATAGTCGCTCATAGATTATAGAAATCTTCCTTCAACTGACGCACAAACTCAGCGACCGGCGGGGCGGGTGATTCCACGGGGATTCCACTGCTCCCAACACAGCCCAGCCTCAATCAGGTCATACGTGTGGATAATCTTGGCACCGGGGATGGGCTGACCATCCGGCCCACCGGGGAGGCATGTTAAGCCCTTGACGGTCAACAGTGTCGATGCTGATTTGCTTACCCGTGGAGAAATAAAGGTCCCAATCTACGTCATAGCTGTGTTCGTAGCAGGTTGAGCAATGTTCCTCGGAATGACCATCCTTGTCGGTGGTGGTATAACAGTTGCACTTGTAGGAGTGACGGCAGGAAACTTCCTCCCGCTGTTTTTGAGTGATGGACCCGCTCCAAATCTCTGTGTCGCTCGTGACGTCGTAGAACTCCAGTGCCAGCCCGGCACCGGTGATAATAGCGCAGGCAACAAGGGTGCAGATAGCCTCACCGAGACCATGACTCTCCACAAGGATTCCTTGCTTGTGAAGAAGGTAAGCAATGAGACAAAAGATGATGGGTAAAAGCATTAACGGGAAAAAATACATGCGGCCTCCCTATGACCGTTTCTTGCGGAGTTCCCGAGCACGTTCCCGCTTGCTGCGCTCTTCGTAGTCTTTCTGGTTATCGGCTCCCAACTGCATGGAGGACAGGATGATGTCGCAAATTGCGCTACGAAACTCTCCCTTGCCGATGGCGATGCACGCATGTCCTGTCCAAAATTCGACCAACTCATTGGTGGTCATGTCTTTAAGTTCCTTCATCATTTCCTCCCGCAGAGTACCACTCCTCGAATCCGTCCACTTATTGTGGGATGAAGGACTCGGGTGGGTCAGGCTTCTTAATGACCTTCCCCGTGTCTCTTGCCCAATCCTGAAGGTCTTGAATCGTAAACCACCCGGAATTGTACTTGCTCTGTTCAAACGGGTTGAGCCAGACAACAAGCTCTCCACTCTTATTATACCTCGGTGAGAGAGCAAAAAATCCCTTTTTCTTTTTCCGTAGCAAACTTTCTATACGGGTCCGCTTGAACTCCCGGCGAACCCTGTTGTCCAGACGGTCTGTATTCACCCACGCCTTCTTCACCGCCTTGGGCATCTGACTGATAATAATGAAAGCGAGACTGGAGCCCTGAGCCCACCCGGAGGAGAGTCGGGCAATGGCGATGTCCTTGCGCAAGAAGGCTTCGTAGACCTGCTTGAGCCGCACAATCTCCATCTTGTCATCGGAGGTAATACAGAAGGACTCCTCATCCCACGCAGCGTACATGCCTTTGCGGTTGGTCAGCCCAAGAGTTTTCCAGTAGCGTATTTCCACCGGCTCACGCTCTTCAAGCCAAAGGGATACAGAATCGGGAAGAAGAATCCCTTGACGATGCCTGCATTTGACCCACATGAGGCCCTCTGCGACCTTGATAATCTTGCGGCGGTTCATGCCGAGAAACCGGGTGTCTGATGTGACCCCGAAACGGTCCAGCAACTTGGCAATACCCCACTCGTGCTCGGCGCAGAAATCATAGCCGAGAATGGCACCCCACACCCGCCCATGTTCCGTGGGAATGCTAACATCGAAGTATCCGGTTCTCATATCAACTCCTTGCTTGGGTGAAATGACCCTTTCCTCGGTTGGGGCGTTTCTGCTGGAGCACCGGGTGCTCAGTGATAAATGCCCAATGCGGGTTGGCTTCCAAAAGTTCGTGATAAAAATCCTGCATTTCCATGAAGTCACCCTTGGTGTTTCCCGGATGAACCCCCGGACGCATCCGGTCCGAAGCCTGCTTGTAAAGTCCCTTTAACCGCTTCCGGCTAATCGGAAGGATTACACGGAAGTACTTCCACGCTCGGGCTTCCGCCCGGCGCTGGTCAAGTTCTTTCATATTAAACTCCTTGCCTCAATGCCGTAGCAGAGGCTAATCTTCCATTGAAATTTGGTGTCTTACCAACCAGCCGTCAGGTTCCTTCCCAAACGACGGGCATCTGCGAGCAAGTAAGGAAGCATTTCTAAACGCACACGCTCATACCTTGCCTTGCGCTCTTCTTCGGTTTCTTGGGGAGCTATCCCCATTTTACTCAGAAACTCAAGGTCTTGCGTGGTCATTTCCATACTTCCCTCCACCTACAGTATACCACGGGAAAGGGAATTTATGCAGATAAAAGTGCAAGAGCGGCGTAGTACATGAGAATTAAATGCATGGTGTTGTCCGCCGCCGCATAAACCAACCCGGTGAATGCCGCCCGGAGAGCATGGTAGTTAGAGACCTGCTCGAACTTGACGGGGATGCCCTCCTTACCATGCTCCAAAAACTCTTCAAGAGACCGCCCTCGTATCAATTTAAGCCACTTGTCCGCCAATCCATAGCGGTCAATATAGAAGTGACTGACAAAAACCCAAAGCGGCCATAAAACAAAACGAATAAAGGGGTCCAACCCAATGAACAGGGGAAACGTCGTCGCCGTAACTGCCAAGGTATAGAGAAGGCAGTGAACAGCACATTTGAAGTGACTGGAGCTCTTGTTCATCGCCATCCACTTATTCTGGAGAAGATAATCCCCAATCAAATGCCCGAGAAATATCGGGGCAAACGGGTCGGAAGAACTCATAAACCCCCTATTCGTCAAGTCGTGAGATTTCGCTGGTGGTGCGCAACAGCGCCCGGAGACCCTTAGCGTGCTTGCAGGGGGTCTTGACGCCGGTCAAAACCAATCCGAATTTGAAGGCACAGTCCGTGCAGGTGCAGATGATGTTTGCCGAACCGTTCCCCCAGCCCGCCTTCCGGGTCTTGACTGCTTGCAGCATGTACCCGGCCTCGGGGTCGGTCAACGATGGGGTAACGAACGTTCTGACCGCCACGCCATCGGGAAGCTGAGCGGTGATGCGCTGCGGGGTACCAATTTCCAGATAATCACCCGGCATTAGACCGGGGTATTGCTTGATGATGGATGCCATACATCCTCCTATAACACACAGTAATAAATACTGAACTTTTAAGGGTTTTTAATGCTTGCCACAGACACAGGGTAAACCACGGTTTATGTGCTGATGCTTGCAACGTGCCTTAAGATTCCCAGTATTGGCAACCGCTATTTTATCTCGCTGGGCTTTCGGCATCACATATCCTGTATGCGCTAAGGACATATTTCTCCTTATTTCGTCAGTATACACTCTTTCCCTTGCCATCTTAGCTATCCGCTGGCGCTCAGACTCGGGCATACCTTGCTCTATCTTTATCTTGGATAGGAGCCGTTTCTGTGCTTCAGACATTGGGCCTTTCTTCTTGCCCCGCTGAATATCCCCAATGAGCTTTCTGGTCTCCTTAGAATGATGCCAACCACCTGATGCTATCCGGCTAGTAATGGTTTTCCTACGCCGGTCCTCAGTCCACTTAGTACCCAAACAACTTCCCGCCTTCGGAAGAGTGTTATAGCCGTTTTTGTAACTACCATAAAAATCTAGCCAATGCTGCTCTCGGGCTATGAGGGTCTCCCGGACAGGCTCGCATTGTTCAATAACTACAAATTCCCACGCCTGTTTTCCGTACTTTCTCCACGCTCGGAGAAATTTCTGACCACTGTGGATTCCCCTGCTAAGCTCCTTAAGGTGGGTTGCTTTTCGTCTTTCAATGTGGACAGAGCTTCCGATGTACCACTTTTCTGTTATCGTATTTCTCCACCCGTAGACGCCGCTAGTCTTCATTCTTCTTCTACCTCTGTATTAGGAGTAGAAAGTTGATATTTACAAAACTCCGATTTCAGAAAGGAACCTAGAGGGTCGAACGGAGATTGTATTGGGTCCACGGAATTCCAATGCATGAACACAAATGTTCAAAACATCCTTTGCCCTCGTACAGGCCACGTATAGAAGCCTCCGCTCCTCCTCCCACTCGGTTGGAGTAGTACAAAAACGGTGGGGAATGCTGCCCTCAGTGACATTGGTGACATAGACCCGACGCCACTCTAACCCCTTGGCGCTGTGGATGGTACTGATGGTTACGGCCCCCTCTTCATCATCTTCATCGGTGGGGCGCTCCATGGCAAGCTGAAACACAAGGTCTTCGGCAGATAAACCGGTATCATTGACCAGACCTTCCACCAAAGAAACAAACCGGTCAATGTTCTCACACTTCGTCCGTGCCTTGCTGGCCTCCCGTGCATACTTCTGATTGATGTAATCCTTGTACCGAAAGAGGTTAATGATTTCCTCTAAAGCGGCCATTGGAGAAGAAAGGCGGCTCTTCACTTCCCCCATTGCCCGAGAGAACAAGTCAAGTTTATCATTGGTACCGCACGCCGCCAGCAGGTCGCCGCCGTGGTCGGCCTCCGCCCGGACTCGTATCTTTTCGATGGCTACATCCCCGACTCCCCGCTTGGGAGTGCTGATTGCCCGACTAAAAGCGGGGTAATCTTTGGGGTTGACCGCCAGACGGAAATAAGAAAGCAGGTCTTTGATTTCCTCGGTTTGAAGTAATCCCCTGCCGCCCCGGACGATATAAGGGATACGCAGGCGAACGAGCGCACCTTCTAGGTCCCGGACCTGGATGGCGCTACGCACGAGGATGGCATTATCCTTGTAGTCAATGTGCTTTCCCTTAACGCCATTGTCGTGTTGTATCTCCCGAGCGATGATGTTGGCGATTTCTCCCGGCGTGCTAGAACGAATGAGCCGGGCGGTGCCGGTCTCTACTTCCTTGTCCCCCTCCATTCCCCGGAACACTTGCATCTTGAGGGGAATGACCTCGGTCATCGTGGCATTGATGCGGTTGGATAACCGGATGATGGCGGGAAGGCTCCGGTGGTTGCGAGAGATACGATACAGGTCCGGTACATGCCCACGCCAGCCCTCACTAAACTCCTTGAGCAACCGTGGCTCTGCCCCCTGAAAGGCGTAGATAGAATTCCCAACCGGTACTTCATCAGCTACATATCTATGGTCTATCTCTACGTCAAGGGAGTACACTAACCCGGAGTAATTCTCGGAGATGACTGAAGTTATCGGAGAACTACCCCTGTCTTCCAGATGAGGCAATTCCATAACTTCAGGAATAAGGTTGGCTGCGACTATCTTGAAATATGGACTCCGTCCCCAATTCTGCCTGTTCTTTTCAGGCTTACTCCATATGGGGTATTCAAATAGAAGACCTTGGTCCTCCAGACACCTATACCCGCCACTGGGGTCAGACGCAGCAAATATCCGCTTCACCTGTTCGATGCTTTTTTCGGATAGTCCGTAATTTTCAAATTCGGTATGAGGTATGCCGTACCTAAGAGAAAATATCTGTTCTTGGGTCTCTGCTTCAATGTGGTCATCTGTAATTTTTAGCAACCACATCTTGTCGCATTTCTGAACCGCCGCCCTTCGGGCGAACAAGCTGACATTGCCAGACCCTTTGAGCGTAACCCTACCGACCCTAAATCCCCAGTCCTGTCGCCACATAAGATAGACTGCAAAAACTCTTCTCGTGGTCAAGGATGGAGAAAATCTAGCCCAGAACCAGTGATTGGGGGTAACTCTGGTTGTATTTCCCTTATAGGATACAGAAAGCATCCTTCCATTATACATACGGCTAGAAGTCTTTATCTTTCTTCCATCTAAAACCACAAACTGCTTCTTCTGCCCCCTTCTACAAACCCAAAACGGGCTCCAAGACACGACTCTGTTGCCATCACGAAGCTCGCTTATATCCTTTAACGTGACTTTTGCACCTGAAAGTTTGTATGCTCGCTTCTCAAGCACTCTTACCTTTGTTCCCGCAGGCTGACATTGGGCCAAATCTCCGACCATATACAGGTTTTGATTAGAGTCGGGTAGCAAGTTATTGACAAAAACATGCTGGGTCGGGCTGAGGTCTTGACTTTCATCGACCAAAACATGCCAAAACCGAGATTGGAGCTTCAGTTTCCATGCTGACTGCTCTGCTGCTCGTTTATTTACCAGTAACACCATGTCGTCAAAATCCACCATCCGGCACTTTTTCTTCTCTTCCTCGAAGCTGTACCAAATCTTGGTCTCCCAGTCTTCCAGAGCGTGATATCCGGCGTGGTGTTCAAGGGCCTCCTCATGCACTTCATCGGTGTAGTCGGCGGAGAATCCTATCCCCCGTGCCCGATGGTAGCCGAGCTTCTCAAGGAACCGATAGGGATTGTGTTCCTCCCCCGGTTCGGGCTTGCTCCGTTCGATGAGCTTCTTTACCATTTGAGATTGGTCATAGTCGTCCATCGGTGTGACCCTTCCCTCGAATCCGAAACCCTCGGGGTCTTTACGGATGGCATTCAAGGCAAGGCTGTGGATGGTACTGATGTGCGGTCTCTCGGTGGTAAGGTTATCGTCAGAGCCACAAACACGTCTCTCCAGTTCGGATGCCGCCTTCGAGGTAAAGGTTATGGCCGCAATCCGAAAAGGAGGCACCCCTTGAGTCATCAACCATCGCACTCTCTCTGTCAAGGTAGCGGTCTTACCAGAACCGGCACCAGCTATCAAACAAGCGGGACGCCCTATTGGATGAGCCACGGCTCTGATTTGCTCGTCAGTAAGTTGCACGGAACCTCACTTTGTTCGTAAACGTGACCTAAATGACTACCGAAATTATACTTAGGAGGAGCCTATGAGTAAAATGTGCGGCGTCTATTCAATCACTAATACTGAAAATGGAAAAAAGTACATCGGGTCAAGCGTCAACATCTACCATCGGTGGAGACTGCACCGCTGGAGGCTTGATAGGGGGGAACACCATTCCCCTCACCTTCAAAGTAGTTGGAAAAAACGAGGACCGAAAGCATTCAAGTTTGAGGTCCTGCTTGAATGCGACCGAGATTCACTTATAAAATACGAACAGGAATTCATAGACCGTTTTAATACCACCCAAAACGGGTACAACATCTGTCCTGTAGCGGGCAATTGTCTTGGGTTATCCCCATCTCCTGAGACCCGTGCCAAATTAGCAAAAGCTTGGAAAGGAAGGAAACATACCAAGGCCAGCAGGCGGTTGATGTCCTTGGCTACAAGAGGTGTGCCCAAATCTTATGCTCACAAGGCGGCGTTACGGGGACCCCGTGGTAAGCTGGAAAATATCCGTTTATCTAAACTGGGGGATAAGAATCCCAATTTTGGCAAGCCCCGTTCAGAGGAGACAAAACGAAAGATAGCTGAGGCACAAAGAGGTATTCCACGGAAGGGAAATTGTCTTCGATGGAACATCAACCGTGGGAAGTCCTGCACCTGTGGAAAGCATCTTTAGCTAGACATATTACGTTCACCAAAAAATATACCCTTGGGGTTACCGGTTTCTAATCTTGTCATTTCCTCTACGATTTTACTACTTACACTTTCAGATAATTGATTTGTAGATAAAGCATCCCGAAGAGCAAACCACGCTTGTCCTACCGGGGTTTTATCCCACAACCATTGACGATACGCTTCTACAGTTTTATGCCCTTTTCTACAGTTACAGGTTTTACAACAGGCTACCAAATTAGATAGTTGGTTTCCTCCTTCGGGGTTTTGATGGTCTCTAGTATAGTTATGACTCAAACTATTTGGGTCACAGATTAAGACTACGCCACAATACCAGCAACGTTCTTTACTCAATTGTAACGTTTCCAAGGACGAGGGGAACCTCATATTAAATCTTCTTGGAATATCCCTCTGTTTCCGATACTCATCGCAATAAGCGTCGTAGTTGGACATGTGTCCTCCTGCTACTTCACGTTACCCCTTGGTCCACGCCACTCAACATCCGTGTAGGTGGTTGCCTTGACCCTTTCAACCGCCCGGTCAAGGTTCCTTTGTTCTCGTTCCCTATCCTGTACACGCTTGCGCCAACGAAGTAAGTGTTTGATGACGACGATAATGAAACAACCCCCTGTGGTGTAAAGACACAGGGTCGTGATAGAGTTCAGGTCAATCATGCATCTCCTAATGCCACTTGGAATGCCAACGACGTTTGATGGGCGGCTTTTGTCCAAGGTGCTTGCAACGTTCCACACTTTCAAGAAACAGTTGCCACAGTTCCTTTTTCCGGCGCTTCGACAGGAGGTACTTTGCCATTCCCATTCTCCCAAGAGTTATAATACCCACGCATGGGGTGAGGTTGATTGAAAGTGTTGAACATCCACTTGTATGTTTTGTCTTGCAAGCTCTTATGCCACTTGCGGGGACTCTCTGTGGACTCGTCGGTGTTCTCCGCCTCGTGCATGTATTCTTTCAAGGTCCCCGAGAGCCGGGCGAGGGGGAGGAATATCCACCATGGAGTAATGACGAATGCCATCTTGTCGGCGAGAGCTAAAGCCGATACCGGGTGCTCCGTCTGCCGAGCATAATACCTAGAATGGAATAGACAGAACTCATACCATATTGGAGGATAGGTGGTCCAGAAATCGACACCCCCTTTCTTATCAAAGAGCCAGTGAGCCATCTGCGCCCCCAACTCCGGGTGGGTCCTACCCTCCTCCCCATCCATATTAGGCTTACCCCAATAGCCTAAATCATGGATAAAGAAGCACACCCAAAGTTTGAAGCTCTTGGGAAAGCCAAACAACTTCCACCATGCCCTCGCCAAAAACAAAGGGTGAAGTAGAAAGTGATGGTCCCCGAATAGCAGGCTTTTTGTGCCATTTCTCATAAGCTCTTCTACGCCGGAATGACGTACCCATCATTGATTTCCCGTGCTCGGGATAAATCAAGAGGGGCGGTCGGGTTGGGATTCTCCGGGTCGTAATGCCGGGGAGCGAATCCTCCGTTGCGGTCAAAGGACTGTAAAGCCGCAACAAGCAAAGTGGCCGCTTTGAGGACACCCTTACGTTGCTCTTCCGGTGTGGCTTTCATAGCCGCTGCCTCGCCAAGATAGATATTGGCGTAGGCAATCCAGTCATTCAGGGTGTTCTTATCGTCAAAGGCAGTGCCCCACGTATTTTCCTGATACACCCGTTCCTTAATCATGTCGGTGAGAATTCCGGCGAGGGCGGCGGTCTTCCCGTGCTGGCATCAATATGAACTGTCAACTCCATAGACTCCTCCTGCTGGATAATACTACTTTGCAGGGGAATCGAAGGCATCCGGGGCGAGAAATATCCGTTTGCCTATGGCGGTGAAGTAGGAATCAGGGTGGAGCTTTCGGTCCCGAAAGGTCTGCCAAGCGTAGCCGGTGTGACCGTTGATGGTCATTCCACCATAGTAGGCGGTGGTCCACTGGATACCAGCATCGGGGAATTTCATCATGACGTAGTAGATGCCGCTGTTACGAGCCGGTTCCTTGGTAGCACCGCTACTCTCGAAGAACACTTCGGCCTCGGTGTCCTTGCACCACTGCCAATACCGTTTGAACGGGTTCATGATTTTCCCTCTTTCCTGAACGTGAAGGTTGGCTCATAAGTCTCATTGTAGCCGGGTTTGTCGTACTCCACTTGCCAGCCCACCGCCCGGTAAATTTCCTCTACATCCAGCCAGTGGTTATCGTAGATGTTCCTGTCATAGATGCAGGCCCCAGCTTCCTCTGCTTTCTTGAGAATGGGGGTGACAACACTCCGCTGACCAACCACGGAATAAGTTCCGTTCCAGTTTTTGGCGATGAGTTCATTAAACGCCGCAATGACATAATCAGGGGTGATTTCCTGTTTCTTTCCAACAACTTCATGTGGTTTAATGGGCGATAGCATTATTCCTCCAGTATCCTCGGAAATCCCATAATCCTCGGCGCTGCACTTCCCACATGGCCTTGCGGGTAGCTTCTGCTTCGGAGCGCCCCCTTCTCAAAACACGAACGCCGCTATACCCCCCGGAATTACGGAGGTCAGGGTGGGGCATGATGGTGATTTCCGCATCCCAACGCCACGCCCAGTTTTCCCATGGACCCCAATGCCGTATTTCGAGTGCAAGGGTCCGCTCACCATCCCGAAGGTGGACCGTATGGACAGGAGTCCACGCAAATTTCTGTGCTACCTTCGTCTTAGTTCCCATGCTTTCACCATTGGCACGGTGACAGAGCCGCCGCAGGTCGGACACCCTATAGTTGCGTAATCCGGCTCCCGCTGACCATCACCCTCATGAATCTTAACGTCGGAAGGTAGGTAGCTCAAGAGCGACCGGCATTCCGTACATTCGACTTCCTTTGGTTCCGATTTAGGCGGAGCCTTAAGCACCCTGATTGCCATCTCTTTGCTCCTTTATTGCGGCCTCGTACTGCTTGCGGAGAGCGGTGTCGGCCTTCTGCCGGGCCTCCTCCGCCAGAGCTTCCTCATAAAGCGCCTTCGCCTTGGCGATGTGCTCTTCGGACTGCGGCACCCCGGCTGCGTTGACGCTGAGGAACAGCCACAGGATGTCCGCCTTGCCGACCTTGGTGGAATCCAGCATCACGTACTGCACATTGGTATCCTCGAACGCATGAACGTCAGCATTGGAAAGCTGGTAGAAGGTCTTGCCCTTGTAAGGGAAACGCCCCTCGATATACTCCCGGATGGAGACGATACGCTGCTTGCCGTCCACGATTTCCAGTCGGTACTCCGGGTAGGGATATTCCACAAAGACAAACTTGCCGATGTCGGTCCGATTGAAGATGGAGTCAATGAGCCGCTGCTTATCTTCGAGGGTCCACACGTATCCCCGCTGGTACTCCGGGTTGTCGATGTATCCCCGGCGATAGCCGGTCAGTATCATGCCATCCATGCCGGTGGTGACGTATTGGGCGTGGATGCGGGGGCGAGCAAAGTTGGTGTTCTCTTGCAGGCACTTGGGGGTAATCTGGTTCCACCAGACAATACGGGGTTTCCGACCGCAGTCAACCTCGTTCCCATAGACATGTTGAACGTCGTGGTAGGAGATGTGGTAACTCATCCCGTTATCAAAGATTTCCTCTATCCGGGCGTCCTTTAGACCACCGAGAATGACTTCCTCTCCCACCTTGTAGAGATAGGTGGGGTTCGGCGGCACAACCCAATCCTCACCTTGGGAATGCCAGTTGCGCTTTTCCCACGCCAGCCACTCGGCGTAAGTCTCGGGTTGCTTCTCTTTAGGTTGCCGTTTCGCCATTCTTAACCCCCTCATTAAAAGAAACCAGCCTGTATTGTCCATAGCTGGTTCTCTCTAACCAACCCTTCTCTCGCAGAGCCGAAATCACATGGTCGGCAGCCTTTTCCGTTCCTTCGAGAAACTTGATGATTTCAGAACGGCTCGTCCTTTTTCGTCCCTGCTGCTCCAGTGTCAAAACCACTTTAGCTTCCTGACGTGATAACGTTCGAGGAGTATGGCAAAGTTTAATCGGTTTGTTCGCTATCAGAGTTTCTCCCATATTTTTCAAATCATCTGGCGACAACCGATACCACTCATGATGCTCATGCTTCTCTGCGAACAACTCGTGTAACCGTGTCTCTTCCCTTGGGGCATTTTCAACATAGGTACAAGCTGCCAACCTTAAAATCACGGGGGAACCAACCTGTAAGTGTTTCAAACGATTCTCAGATGGGTGATTCCGTGAAAACCCAATCTTAAAAAGACCTAACTCATCATTTCCAATGACATACACAAAACCTTTAAGCCGCATATGACCTCCATTAAATATCAATGGAAGTCTAAATCTTTCAATAGCTTAATCCCAAAATCCCCCCGATACAAAGGGTTTCGTGTAGAGGAATCTCACCCGGACTTGTAGACCAGATGGATACTGACCTCAATGGTCGCTCCCCGGTACTGGACAAAGAGAGAAGTAGGGTCGGGGTTCCGGCGCTGCAACTCGGCGCAATCATCCGTATACTGCACCATCCCAATGTTGCTGTGATGGAGGATGTCTCCCACCTTAAGCTCTTCAACTTTAACGGGTTGTCTCATTTTGCCCTCGAAACAAAAGTTAGCCGGTCAGCGGCAATCCACAGGACTTCGTCCGTGGTCAGGTCCCCATACCAGAAAATCCTTAAACCGTCGCCGTCCGCATTCCAGCCCTTGACCAAACCAATAGTGCCATCAGGACGGGAAACTTTGTCACCCCTGCTGAGCAACTTCATTAGTTCAATGGTCATAGTTCTCTCCCACTCTCAGTATACCACGGGAAAAGGAATTTTGAGGGATTTTTTACTTCTTGAGGCGGCGGAGGATTCCCCACACGGCGAGGGCGATGAAACCTCCGGGGATGATGCAGGCGGCACATACGATGAGGGCTTTTTTCATAAACGTAGAAGAGGGTCGGAGTCGGGGGTTTCAGTCGTTGACCGGCTGCGCCCCCGATGCTCCGCCCTCTTCACTTCGCCGGAAACCGCCGAACCTGCTTTGGTGAAGCCCTTTCGGGCCTCTGCATGTTAGAAGGAAGGGTCAGCATACCCGGCTAATTCAAAAAGCATAACCACAATCAGGACTGGAACAGTACTCACCTTCTTGGCAATACCGTAAAGGTGAACCACACCTTGGGCACTTATCGCTTGTACTCGGCGGCGGCAACGGGATAATTTCCGGTGCATCCAGTGCCGCCAAGAGTTCCTGTGCAGCCGCCCATTTGCTGAGCGGTGAAGGCCCATTACAGGCAACATAGGTGGTTGTCAGGGTCTCACCCCGCAGGAGCCACTCGTTTAATTCCACTGTCTTCCGAGCCGCCTCCTGCTCTTCTTCGAGCCACTTCTCAGCCAATTTGCGAAGCTGTTCCTTGGTAATCACAAGTCTCCACTCCCGGCCAGACGCCCTTTGAACCTTTGCCTTTTTCGGGGCGTCTGCCATGAACTCGGAAGCCAGCTTTTCGGTCTCGTACTGGGTTCCGACCTTGGTGCTGAACACCGTGTCGGCGTCCTTCGGCTTGTCTACAAGCTCGCCCCGAGCCTTGGCGTGCAAGTAGAGCAGGTCGTACACGGTTGCCTTGTTGACCTTCGAGAGCGCCTTGCCGATGAGCGCAATCGTGTCTTCATTGTTACGGACATTGATGCTGGCATAGCGGTTGACCGTAATTGCCATGTCGCACCAGATGACCTTCCGCTCCTCAAGGTCAAGGATGAGCGGGATACCTGCCTTCGCTTCCATAGTCAGGTCGGCCTTGTCTTCCACGGTGCGAGGGTCATACACTTCCCCGGACTGAGCTTCCTCCCGGAGCATCCAACCGGCGCAGCACTCGGGAACAGTGGAGAAAAACTGTCCCGTGAAGCTGTTGACGTTCATGACGATGTACCGGTAGCCGTTCGCCATCGCCCGCTTGATGTCAACGTCAATAAACTCGCTGGCACCATTCGGAGCCGAAGTGATGTCTCCCGAGTGACGGGCAAAGTTCTCCCAGAGGTTGTAGTAAGTGATAGCCCCGAGATTGCGCCAGTCAGACGAGTAACCCACGGCGGACAAGTCAATGTCCACCCGGTTGTTCCAACCATCCTTGTCGGCGTTCATGTCGTGCCAGTGGATGAAGAACCGCACGGTATTCTTGTCGTTGAAGCCGAACGGAATGTGGCTTCCCCGGACAAGGGTCCGCATGGTCTTCGAGGCGGCTCGCTGGCTGAACGGCAACAGGTAGTTCTTTAGGTCCGGGTCCAGATACACCTTGCCCAACGACGGAAGCTCACTGAACCGCTTGCGGAGAACACGACGGATGCCACGAGACACCCAACCGGACAGATACTCCGTGCGTCCGTCACCGGCCTTGCCAAATCCCGGCAGAGCGTCGATAGTCATGGCCTTTGCCACGTTTCCCTTGGGGAATACAGTACGCCGTCCCCCTTCGTCACGGTGGTCAAAGTGTGCCATCAACTGCAACAGCACGGGAGTGCCCGCCTTCGGAGCCACAGCCAAGAACTCCAAGAGAGCGTTCTTCTTGGATTCAAGGGTGCGGGCGGTGCGCATGAGATGGTCCAGACGCCGGGCAAACTCTCCCGGACGGTCCCGGAGCAGGTCCGCTGCCTCTACGACATGACCGGCACGTACAGCCTCTTCCACCTTCGACCGGAAGGTCTGCTTGGTGTTGTTGTTGCGGACGGCCTGAATTGCCTGAAATGCCTTCTTGTACTTGTCCCAGTAGTCGCCGGGGTGGAGACGCTCGGAGAGCTTAATCCACCGGCCTTCCCACCGCATGATGTCTTCCTCAAGGTTGCCGCAGTTGTTCAACAGGGCGAGCAGCTTACGCCGCTCAGCACGCTTGAACTTGCGGAACTTGGTCGGCTCGGCGAGGGACACATCACCCCCGGATACCACTACGGCGAGACGCAGTACGTCAGTGGCAGTCTTGAACCACGGCGACAGGTCCACGTCGGTGTCGAAGTACAGGGAGGCCAAGAAAGCAAGATTCTCCTTGTTCGGGATTTCCACGGGCGGGGCGCAGGCAAGCGCCAGGACCGGCACGAGGACCTTAAGGTCGGCCTTGTCGGTTTCGGACAGAGAGGTGTTGGCGGTAGCCAACTGCCGGGCGAGGGTGAACAAATCCTCGTCGCCGCCGAGATTGAGCACACGTAGCTGCACACGCTCGTTGAGCGGGTCCCGCTTGTCCTTGTGATAGCGGGGAAGCCAGATATAGTCCTTCTCCCCGATCACATCAGCGACCCAAACAGTGAAGTAATGGAAGATAGCGTTCAGATATAGCTCCGCCGCATCCATGTCGATGACCTGCTGAGGGAAGTTCGGATACATCGGGTTGTAGCGGTACACTCCCCGAAGCTTCTTGACGATTTCGAGGACGCCGTGGAACACTTCAAGGGCGTTACGCTCCGTGGTGTTGGAGAGCGCCGTGATGACCTTGGGGGCGAAGGTGTAACCGATGTCCTGTAAGTTGCGGTTCATCGTGGCGACGAACGCACGCCCGGCCCGGTTCTTCGTGCTGGCGGGCGGACAAATGACCAGATGCCGGTGACGGATTAGGATATCGTTCTTCTGTACGGTGTTCATGACTACCTCCTACCACAGGAAATAACTGCTCTCTGGTCGTGGACTCGCTGTAAATGGCGAAGCACTCCACAACAAACCTTCTTGGCGCTTAAGGGTCTTTATCCGCCCCATTCCCACTTCTTTTTCAAGCTGCCACTGAACTTTTCGATAACTGGAGCGAAGCCGCTCAACTTCTCCAAGGCCGGGAGCCTCCAACGCCGCCCATTGACCCAAACCACTTAATGTGTTCGTTTCCCGGATGCGGCGAATGTACATGCGCTTCGCCCTAATGTAACTTTTCAGGCGACTCAAAAACTCTGACTCCAAAGGCAGAAGACTCGCCAAGAGGGAATTAACTAGCTTTTCCATTCCCTCTGGCGAGTCCGCCCTGAGTGCGACCTCTTGCTGAATTGAATCAAGCAAACTCATAGAGTTTCTTGAAGTCGCTCTCCGTGAACGCCTTCTCCAAAGCCTTCTGGAGGGACTCGATTTCCTCACGGAGTTTGTTCATGGTGTCCACCTGCTGCTTCGTGAACACGGGGTCTGTGGTGGGCGCACCCGCTGAGTTATACGTCACGGTGCCCTGTTTTTCCGCCTTCTTGAGTTCCTTGTACTTGTCTTCGACCTTGCCGAGGACACTCAGGACGGCGACCTTGCGCTTTTCGATTTCTTCGTCCACCAGCTTATTCACGACAAGGTTGCGAACCTGCGTGCCGGAACCGGCAAGCCTTTCCACAACATCCTTGCGCAGAATGACGCTGGGTGCTGGATTACCTTCTGACATGTGCCTCCCCAATCGTGCTTTAGTTTTTCTTGCAGGAACGGAGCCGGAAATCAGAAGAGCTAGTTTTTCACCATTGAAAGTTAGAAGGAAGCGCTCCCATACCCGGCTACCACTTGTATGATACTGAAAATTCCGAAAACTTAGAGGTGCTTGCGCCTGTCTTTTTTCACTTCCACATTGCGCTTGCGCCTGTCTTTCTTATCCTCAAC